ACAACATGGCATTCTCAGAAATGTTCCTTGACTCGGCGCAGTTGAGAGAGAACGCTATGTCTCACGCAAAGGAATTAGGATATACTACTGGCTCACGTAACAGTTCAAGATCGAATCTTGCCCTTACGTTCAACGCAGATGATAATCCAGCTTTCGTAACAATTCCTAAGGGCACAAAATTCAATGCCCAATGTGGTACAAAGACTTATACATTCTTGACTGATGCTGTACGAGTAGTAAAGCCTGATGCTACTGGTGCATATACTATCGATGATCTAAAAGTTTTTGAAGGAAAGTACATAAAAGAGTATTATACTGTTGACAACACGAAGAAACAAGAGTATATTATAAACAATGAGAACGTTGACTCTGAAAGTATCAGGGTAAATATATACGATTCATCTGCCGCTAATGCTAACTCAACGGAATACGTAAGAACAAATACTATCTTCGGTGTTGAGCCAGATGATAACGTTTTCTATGTAGACACTCATTTCGACAATCTATACAAAGTAGAGTTTGGTCGTGATCGTTTTGGTAATGAGCCAGAGAATGCTACAGTAATTGAAATTGAATATCGTGTGACGAAAGGTGAAGAAGCAAATGGCGCTGGTAACTTTAGCACTATTGGTAACATTGGCGGGTACTCTGCTACTGTCACAAACAACGCTACAAACAATGCCACTCAGGGTTCAGAACGAGAGTCACTTGATGACATCAAATTCTTTGCACCCAAGTCTATCCAAGTACAGGAACGTGCAGTAACAAAGAAAGACTATGAAGTTCTACTCTCACAGCAGTTTCCAAATATTCAGACTATTTCTGTTTATGGGGGTGACGAAGTTGATCCTCCTCAGTTTGGTAAAGCAATTATTTCTGTTGACGTGTTCAATGCAGACGGTGCTAGTGAGAATGACATCAAAGCATTCAGAGATTACATTCGCACAAAGACGCCTCTGACTATTGAGCCTGTGTTCTTACCGGCTAAGTTTATGTATATTGATCTTGCTATCAATACTGCATTCGACACAAAAACAACATCTAAGGGAGCGGCACTGCTTGAATCGTTGATCGAAGAAGCAATCATTACATACAATGATACATCACTCAATAAGTTCAACTTTACACTTAGACAGTCCAGACTCTCAAATATTATTGACACTAGTGATCCTTCTATAGTATCTACCGATATCGTTGCACGTCCGATAATCGAATACAAACCTGTTCTCGGTGATTTGGCAAACCCATCATTCGATTTTAGTGCTGAACTTGTTGTCCCTTATACGTTCAATGAAGTCATTGGATTCAATGCGTATAAGCCAGCTATCTCAACTTCAAGGTTTACACTGAACGGATCATTAGTGTCTCTTCAAGATGATGGTCAAGGTAACATTATTGCAATCACTGCCGACACTGCAACGCCTAGCGTATTCAAGAAGTCAATCGGTACTGTAGACTATACAACTGGTATTGTAAGACTGACTAACTTTGAAGTAGATAACTATGTTGGAAAAGCAATCAAGTTTTATGCAAACACCATAAAGAAAGACATTAGTTCAACTAAAGACAGAATATTAGTAATTCGCCGTGAAGATATAAACATAACTATGACTACAGTATAGAGAGAGTATCATGGCCGTTAGAGACAACGTAAGCAGATCAAGAGAGAATATCTACACAGATATTCCTAGTCAATTTCCTAGTATCTATAGGGAAGAGGGTCAGCTATTCGTAGAATTTGTCCAAGCATACTATGAGTATGTAGATACGACTTTACCAAAGTTTCGTGATGCGTTCTATGCACGTAATGTCGATACCACTGATTTTGACAAGTTTCTATTGTACTTCAAAAATAAGTACATGGACAATCTGCCGTTTGATTCGTCAACCGATTTGCGGTTTGTTATCAAACATATTACAGACTTCTATAGACGTAAGGGCACCGAGGAATCGTTGCGCCTTTTCTTTCGTATGTTTTTCAACGAAGAAGTTGAAGTATTCTATCCTAGTTCATCTATTCTAAAGCTATCTGATTCTATTTATGGATCAAGCCAGTACTTAGAAATGAAACCAATTTCTACTATCAGAGATTATCCTATTGTTCGTGGCGCAAAGATTGTGGGCGATACATCAAAAGCAGAAGCATTTATAGATGAAGTGATATTCAAAAACTTCAATGGTTCTATTACACCAATCGCTTTTATATCAAATGTCAATGGTAAGTTTATATCGGATGACGTGTTGACTTCTACTTTAGGTGATATCGTAAATAATGTAGGTAAACTTATCAAGGGCAGTATTAGTAGTGCAACAGTAAGGAATGAAGCAAGACTTCCTGGTAACAACATCGGCGATGATCTAAAACTTATTTCTACTGGCAACGGTGTCTACGGCAAAGCAGTAGTAGATACAGTTCGTGAAACTACGACAGGCGTTATTGAGTTTGAAGTAGAAGACGGTGGCTATGGATATGCCGTGCAACAAGACGGTGTAAACAACGCAACTCTAAATGACTATTTGATCACTAATCAAGTTTTAGTTGTCGATACTAATAGTGGATATGATGTAAAGCCATTCGATACTATTACATTTACTTCCGCAGAAGTTAGATATATCAGTAATGATCAGCAAGTACCTGGGTTTAGTGCAGTAAGCATAACTGTTACAGTGGTAGAATTCGAAGGCTCTGTAATCTATTGTGTTGCGCCGAGTAACGATCTGCCTGTATTACCAGATAACTCGTACCTAGAAGGGACGAATGATAGAACTAGTGCAACTATTCGTACTACTAAAACATCTGCTTACTTACCTCAAGCACAGTATCGTGTTAGCACAATCAAGGATGCCGAAACTGTTACGTTGATTCCAGATATATTATCTGATTTCTTGAACGTAACGCTAAACTCAAGTGACTATGGCATGTCTGGTTCTGGTGCTGAAACTGTCAACACAACTATTCGTGATGCATTTACTCCTGTCACATATCAGATTGGACAAATTGACACTATCAATGTATTAGACTCCGGACAAGGATATCAAAACGATATTCCATCAATTGTTAGAATGCCTGAGATCAATAACTTCTTACACAAAGATATCGGACTCACTTTCAACAACACTGAGTTTCTACTTCTAGTCGGAGATGTGATTACTCAGGTAAGACAGATTGAAGACTTGAGCGATTGGACTACCTCTAATACTACAACGTATGTGAACTATACTGTAAAGCTGAAGTTCTTACGTAGAGACGGTGATATATTTTACTTCAAGCCTCTGTCATTCTATCAAATAGACCCAGAAGTTCAGATAAACATCAAGGGCAATATGTACGATATCGTTGATTCTTTCGAGGATGTCAATTCATTGCCTATGGGACGAAATGCAAATATAACTGGCACAGCATTTTTTGCTTCTGGTCAAATAGATACTATTACCGTCACTGACACAGGATATAAATATAACAATGGTGAAAGACTTTCTATAGTAAATAATAATCCCGATAGCGATCTATACGGTACTGCGGTAGCAACAGTTGAAGTTGAGACACGTGGTAGTGGATTTACTGAAGGAAAGTGGCAGACAACTACATCATTTTTGAATGAAAAGACTAAGGTTATTAGAGATAATGATTACTATCAAGAGTACTCGTATGACATATCCTCTATTGTAAATCCAGATAAGTATGAAAGTTTAGTAAAAGAAGAAGTTTCTGTAGCAGGCACAAAACTGTTCAGTTCTCCTCTCATAAATAGTGTAAACAAGTTTGAAACAGACGTGAATATTGATTTTGAAGTATTCACATTAGACGAAGAATTGAACGTTGCAAATAACTTTGTGGAAGTTGGTCCTCTATACAGAAGACAATTCTTTGCTCCACCAGTTGTTGGCACAGACGAATTGGTTGCAACAGTGGCGAACATCGTATCAGATGTCACGCTAAGAGTTCAATCAGATATAAACAGCTAAAGGCATATAGATGGCTAAGATTATTACAGAAAATTTTAGAGTGCAAACCACGAACGAACTATATCGTTCGTTTACCGAGGGCAATCAAACTATCGTTACAGACTTTACTGCCGATATGAATACTTATGTCGATAGTGGTGCTATTAGCCTTTCGAACTCAGACAAGACTACACTCTTCAATTACTTTCCAACATCTCTATTAGAGATTATGAATGCGTCTCAACCAGACAGTACGTATTACGTAATGGCGTCCTCGATTACTAAAGGCGCTACAATTGAAAATACACAGTTTCAAAAGCGAGAGTTTCAACGCAGGGTTATCTTTGGCAATAAAGTTACGCAATCAGACATTCGATATATGTTTGACATCAATGCTTGGAATAGTGGCACTGTCTATGACGCTTATGATGATAGAGAAGATATCTCTACCCTCAATATGTATGTAACAGTTCTTGATGGCACAATAAACGAAGGTTCCTATAAAGTGTATAAGTGCTTAGGAAACAACGGTGGTACTGCGTCAGTAGCCGCACCATCGACTAGTGACGTAGATGCAGTGTATGAGATACAATCAGACGATGGATATGTTTGGAAATATATGTTCTCGGTACCGCCAGCTGAATACATTACTTATGCCACAGCAACATCTTTGCCTTACTACGCTGATGCTACAGTAGTATCTGCGGCAGTTGAATCTATCTCTGACATTATAATTACAAAAACAAAGAATCAATTGTTCGGTGCAAACACTGGTGCATACAATTTAGGAAATCTAACTATACAAGCTGTGAACGTGGTCGATAGTGTTTCGAACAGATGGGAAATTGAAGTAAAAACAGATTCTTCTGCTAGTACTCCAACACATGAGCCTAACGCATACACTAACATGTATATTAGAACAGACGATGGCGCACTTTATGACATCGATGCTTCTGACTCACCAGCTGGCGCTGATGCATCAACTAAAACATTCTTTGTTTATATAACTTCAGTTGGTGCACCTTCACTGAGTTCCGATCAAGCCGCATTCATTGTACCGAAAGTAGAAGTAAGTGCTTCAGGCGGTACAAGAGCGTTAGCATACGGAGAGTTGAATGCAAGTGGTACACTTATAGATGTAAAGATTGATACTAAAGGTACACATTATAAGTATGCAACATCGACATTGAAATTGCCACCAGCACTACAAGATCAATCAGCAACAACAGAACTTAGAGCAATCATGTCACCTCGTGGAGGGCATGGCTCTGATCCAATTTCAGAACTGTATATGTCAAAGTTAGCAGTTATCACAAACTTCTTTACGAGTAGTTTGAATAACATTCCTGACAGTAACACATATACACGTGTAGGTCTAGTGAAGAATCCAGTATTCGCAGACGCCACTTCACCTACATCTTTAGATAATAGAATGGAAGTTCGTGTATCGGGAGACATTAGTTCTGCCGTAACTGCAAATCAAGTCATCGTTCAAACAGTCGGAAGCGAGACTTTTTCTGCCAAAATACATGAAGTAAAGTACACAACTGGGAGCCCTGGCTATACGTCATTGTTCCTAGTAGACTACGTAGGCGACCATAACGCTACATTTGCTACAGGCAGTATTGACATAAAAGATTCGGTAACTTCGGATGTTACTGGTACGTATAGCATAAATAATGTTGTGAACACAGGTAAATACGTAGACTACAGCGGCGATCTTCTTCACTTTGTGGATTTCGATGCAATTGCAAGAGAACCAGAAAGACGTGAGAAAATCAAATTCGTTTTCGACTTCTAGGAAAGAGACTTATACATGGGCATTAATAAAGACCTAAACATTGATCCTTACTATGAGAATTTTTATGATTCTGCTAACCCTCAGTATAAGCAGTACAATAAAGTTCTCTTTAGACCAGCACGTGCTGTACAAGCCCGTGAACTGACTCAATTGCAAACAATCCTGCAGGAGCAGGTTGAACGCTTTGGTTCAAATGTCTATCAAGAAGGAACAGTAATTACTGGTATCAACGTCACTGAGCGTACAGATATCTTCTACGTAAAAGTGAATGACACAGCGTCTTTGCCAGACCCTACTCTATATGAGCCATCAACTTCAGTTGACGTAAATACTGGAGAAGAAGTCACAACAGAATACACGCTGAGAACTTTAGTCGGTACTCAATATCTTACTGCTAAAATTCTAAAAGCCTCTAACGGCTTCCAAACACGTGACCCTAATCTCAAAACATTTTTCGTCAACTATCTAACTACAGTTCAGGCAGCCGACGGAACAGACATCAAGCAATTTTCTCCTGGTGATGTGCTAGAAGTTCTTGATAGTGATGGTAATCCAGTTAGCGGTGTATCTGCTACTGTTGCATCAGTGAACAATCCAGTTGGACACGCTTTTGGTGCCTCTGTAGATGAAGGTGTTATCTTTCAGAAAGGACACTTCGTATTCGTAGAAGATCAATTGATCATCATCGAAAAGTATTCTTTGACTCCTAGAGATGTTGCTCTTGGTTTCAACATTCAAGAAAATATTATCACATCTGGTCAAGACTCAACACTGCTTGACAACGCACAGGGATACAATAATGATAATGCCCCTGGTGCGGACAGATTACAACTCAAGCCAATTCTTACAGCATATGAAGCGGCAGATGAGCCAGACGATTTCTTTGCTCTAGTTCGCTTTGAAAATGGCGAAGCAGTTACTATTCGTAACGTAACACAGTTCAACTCTATCGCACAAACGATGGCACGTAGAACGTTTGAGGAATCAGGCGACTATGTAACACGTGGCATGAACTTGTCGCTAGAAGATGACGGCACTAATATTCAAGCCGTAGTATCTCCTGGTAAAGCATACGTGAACGGTTATGAAGTAGAGTCAGTCGGTAAGAGATACTTAGACGTTGCACCTTTAGGATCTAGTGACACGATCACTAGAAATAATGAAGGTACAGGCGCACATTTTGGTCAATACTTAGAGTTCAGTTGGCAAGCGCCCACAGGTACTGCTAATAGTGCAATTAGACTAAACCCATTTGAAATGGACGGTACTCGTTACCCCATGTATGATAATGGTAACAATCAGATAGGTACATGTTCTATAGGTAGCGTCTCACAAGGAACATCAATAAATGGAACTCAGCAAGGTAGACTGTATATCTATGCAGTAGATAAAGATCCTGCTTATATCAATAGTGACATATACAGAATAGGCGGTAACTCTGATAACACTGTACCTGGAACTATTATAACTGCCGGTCTGTTCGATGTCAACCATTCTGCTCTAGTATTTCCTCTCGGAAGTAATCACGTAAAAGAGATTAGTGATCTTGTGTTCGTTAGACGTGTACGTGAGACAATAAGTACAGCAACAGGTGCATTCGTACTTGAGCCCACTCCTACAACTCAGCCATTAGCAGAAAACATTCTAATGGTAAACACAGTCGCACAGTTAGTACCACCTATCACTGGCGGTAGTTCTGGTATCACTACTTCGGCATATCCAAGTGGCGGAACTCAGATCAACATTGCCGCACCTGATCAATTAGGCGATGGCGCATTACAATTTGTGTATTATGATCGTCTAGAAAGAGAAGTGGCGGCCGACTCACTATCTGCTATTGATGCTTATATGACCCTTACATATGATACCACCGCAGATAAAGGTATTATTGGTCTGCCAAATGGTATCAAATTGCTAGAAGTGATTGATGACAATGGTGCTGGTGAAAACATCACAGATAGATTCAGACTTGTAAACAATCAAAAAGACAGTTACTATGATCTTTCATATATTCAGTTGAAGAAAGGTCAAGCACTAAACAATACAACAGGAACAGGTCAAGCACTACGAGTACGAGTGACAGTTCTACGTAGAACCTCTACTGTAGGTAATGGATATCTGACCGTAGATAGCTACTCAGGAATCGATAAGAAACTCCTGAAACGCTTTAGTACATTATCTGGTCTTGCAATTGACTTGCCAAATGCAATCGATTTCAGACCATACGCAACACCGGCTATCATCTACTCGACCGGTATTGCTGGCGCACCCGCAGTCCCAGGAAGCATCACAAAGACTGTTGTACCAAATGTTGCTCTCGCTGATAGATCAACAATTCTTGCAACGCACGAAGTATTCCTTCCACGAATTGACTCTGTAGTAGTTGACTCACGTGGTGAATTTGACATCGTTCAAGGTTCACCCTCAGAGAAGCCTAGTATTCCAGAAGTCAAAGATGTATTTCAACTAGGAGAAATTTATATCCCAGGAGCGGCATTGACGCTCAAGGGTTCGAACCCAGTGAAGATTAGTACGAAGACTATTCGTAACTACACTATGAAAGACATCACTCATTTCGACACTAGAATAAAAAGACTTACAGAAGCAGTGGCACTAAATGCTCTTGAAAAAGCGGCATCTGAGATGTTCATTCCAGATTCGTCTGGCGATAACAGATTCAAAAATGGTTTCTTAGTAGATACGTTTGGTAGCTTTGCAACATCCGACGTTGCAGATCCAGAATTCAAAATGGCTATTGATCCCTCATACAAAGTTGGTATGCCTGCGCTCAAGACATTCAACGTTGATTTGAAAAGACGTACAACTACATCGTCTGGAATCTCTCCATTTGGAGAGTTTACAACCCTAGCAGAAGACGGTTCACGTACTGTACAGATTGAACAGCCATATGCAACAAACTTTAGAAACTGTGTATCTAACTTCTATAACTATGAAGGCTCAGTAGATATCAGTCCTAAGTTTAGTTCAGACTATGATACTATCAGAAATCCTGACACAAACATTAGTATAGACCTTGCTACTCCTATGATAGATTTCATGGAAAATCTACAGGAGTTTCTCCCTCTGACAACTGATAGAGAAGTAGGTGACGTTTTCTTAGCAGGCAGTTCTACTGCACCAGATAGAAGAGAAGGAAATACCATAATTGGCGGTGTAAACGAAACATGGCGCCAAGAGTGGGAAACCCTATCTATGGGTGTAGACACAAACGAAAACACTCAAGAAGGCGTTGGAGATTTCGTAACGGATATTTCACTACGTCCATACGTCAAAGCAAAAGAAGTAAAGGTACTTGTAACTGGATTACGTCCTAACACACGTCACT